CGTTAAAATTCGCATCGTGTTTTCCCGGTAGGGTAAGGACACCGGGCAATTTTGGACCCCTCAAAAAACAGCGTTTTTACAGGGGTTTTTGCAAAAAATCTCAAAGTCAACAAAAAAACAAAATGCGCCAAATCGAATCCTAGAGCGTTTTTTCGCAGGATTGGCCGCCTGGCGTTGACCCATCACCTGGAAAAACTTGCAACAAAAATCGTAAAAATATTTTCATGCCAACCGCCTGGGATTTTGTGAAATTTATTTTTTTTTTGTGCTTGACAGCCCCTTTTTGAAATGTTACAATCCCGGCCGTTCGGGGGCGCGCGGGGGGGCCATTTTCTCAATCTCCCCTAATTAATTAAACTCTTCTAATAAACCAAATAAAAAAATTCGGGGCGGCTATTCTTTCTTTATACTTCTTTTAACATACAAAACAAAAAAAACAAAAGCTCTACCCCTCTTTGTTCTTTATTTATCCTTAATTTACTTATATGGGAGGCCATAGGCCGAAAAACAAAACAAAAAAAATCCCCGGGGCTCTTTTTCTCTTAGGGGTCTTTTCAGATGCAAACAAAAAAAAACTTGATTCTTCACGTTTTCCCATGATAATAAAGAGGTATGAATAAACTATTCAATATTGCACTATTAATTGCAACACTAACTACAGCGGCCTTTGCCCAAAATGCTCCAGTTCGCGCTTCTTTTGAAGCCGGGTATGCCTCAACGTACCTTGTGAACGGCTTGTCTCGAACCAAGGCAACTCCTTTTGCAGGAGTTGGTCTAGGCTCAACATACTATGGGGTTGATGTAGGTGTGTCTGGTACAATTCTCCCAGTTAGCGAGAATCTCGATGAGAGCCACTGGGCTTTCAATGTAGGAAAGGGTTTCCAACTCTTTGAGGGCGTAACATTGCGAACAGATGGCGCAGTAATTCGTCACCAAGCTGGCGACCCAAATATCCCAAACTCCACAGAAGCAAACATCAAGGTTGCTCTACAGAATAGTTTCTTTACTCCCTATGCCAAGGCAGTATATGACATTAATCTAGAACAATATGGATATGGTGTTGGACTAGAGCGCCCAACCAGCGTATTTGGTTGGTTTACTGTTACTCCTGCTTTGGAGTATATTAAGCTAAGTGACTCTGCTAATGCTATTGCAAAGATTGGTGTGAGCCGCACCTTCTTTGAGCATCTAACAGCTTTTGCTGAAGTTACTTACATCAAGAATGACTTTGATGTTTCTGCATTTAACTTTGCTCGCAAGGAGCTAGACGGTGAAGTAGTTGGCGCTGGCGGTTTGCGCTGGACCTTCTAAAAAACATATAAGTTCAGTAGTTCTAATCCTCAAGTTGAAAAACTTGGGGATTTTTTGTTGTTATATATATAATAGGTAATGTCAAAACAAGATAAGTCCCCAAAGATTCTTCAGAGAGACAAGTTCAAAGAAGAAATAAAGATCAGAGAACTCAACTGGACAGACAAACAAAAAGAATTCATAAATATAGCCCTGAATAAGGATGTAAAAATGATGTTTATTAGCGGCCCCGCAGGGTCTTCCAAGACCCTATTGAGCATCTACTGCGCTCTTCAGCTAATTAAGGACAAGAAGGTCAGTGACATTATGTATATTCGATCTCCAGTAGAGAGCAGCGACAGCAAAATTGGCTTCCTGCCCGGAGACGCAGATGAAAAGTTGAAGTATTATAACTTACCATTTGCAGACAAGCTAGAAGAGCTCTTATCTAAACAATATATTGAAGCTCTTAATAATCAAGGCCGCCTCCAGAGCCACCCATTGTCGTTCGTTCGGGGCATGAGCTGGAACTGCAAGGCCATTATTCTTGATGAAGCTCAAAACTGCACTCAAAAAGAAATAGTTACCCTAATGACAAGAGTTGGAGAGTTTAGTAAGTGCTTTGTTCTTGCTGATCCTGACCAATCTGACTTGGGTAATGGAAAGTCAGGGGGCTTTGAGAAACTGCAAACTATCTTTGGCGACGAGGAGAGCAAGGAAAAGGGAATTTACTCTTTTCACTTTACCGAAGACGACATTAAGAGAAGCGATTTAGTAAAATTTATAGTTAAAAAACTAAAAGGTTTTTCTCCAGCCCTGAGAGTATAAATATTTTGTTAGGGTAGCTGAGAATTTTCTTACTTTTTTTTCTGTTTTTTCAAAAAAGAAAGCATGCGCAAACTCTTCAATAGTAACAGCCAGTTCCCTTCTTGGAAGCAAGGAGGGATCTATGACTATTTTAGGGTTTTTGGACTCAGGGTTGTCACAAAGGCCCTCAGCGGCGAATTTGTAGCTAGGTTTTACCTTATCTACAGTATATTCATAGCCTTCATCTGTTTTGAATTTGAAACCTTTGCTCATATTCCTTATAATAATCAACCATGAGAATTTATTGTCAAAAATGCGGGACGGGAATAGATTACGCATATGAAAAACCAAATTTCTGCACAAAGTGTGGCTTTAATTTTTCACCAGTCAAATCTGTTGTTGCAAAAACTATTCCTTCCAGACCAAATGCTATTACACATTCTGAAGAGGAAACAGAAGATGTAGAGTCTTTGGACAATATTAAGAATATGTCTAAGTTAGATGTTGAAGTTTCTGCTTCGCCAGATCGCAAGACTAAATTTAAAGACATAATTGGTACAAGGTCGGATCGCCCAATGGAAGACCAGCAAACTCAAGCTGGACCTATAGACAAAAAAGAGTTCTTAGAGTCCTTCAGGAAAGAAGCTGGATTCTATCCGTCCAGAAACCAAGATAATGAAGAAGAATAAATTAAAATTTGAGAAAAATTTAGATTTAATTAATGCGGAAATCCTGAAAAGGAAAAATAAGTGGACCTTATCCGCCCTTAACTGGATCGATTTTGAAGATGTTGCCCAAATTGTTAGATTCCATTTATATAAAAAATGGGATCTCTACGATCCTGCAAAACCGATCTTACCTTGGATAAATAGAATCATATCCAACCAAATAAAAAACATAATTAGAAACAATTATGGCAATTATGCTAGGCCGTGTTTAAAATGCGCCGCATCTCTAGGAGATTCTGGATGCAGAATATATGGAGAGCAAAACTCAATATGCCCCATGTACGAAAATTGGAAAAATACAAAAAAGAATGCTTACGATATAAAAATGGCAGTGTCAATTGAGGACCATCCAGCAGAAATAAATAACAGAAGTCAAGAATCCTTAGACATACAAAAAGCAACAGCAAATTTAAACATAGTAATGCAAAAGGTTCTTAAACCAATGGAGTGGCAAGTGTATGATCTATTATATATTCAATTGAAAAACGAAGAACAAGTTTGCAGAATATTAAAGTTGAAATTTGATAAAAACTCTAAGACTGGATACAACAAACAGCTTAGGAATATTCAGAAGTCCATAATAAAAAAAGCAAAACTTGTCATTAGAAATGGAGAAATAGATCTATGAACCAACCAACCTTAACAAAAGAGCAGGAAGATTTAATCATTCAAATCTGGAACGCCAATAAGGATAACCCACCAAGCCTGCAAGAGCTTACCCAAAAAGTTTTTCCTGATATTCCTAACGTTGATGGCAGAAGCGTTTATGGCAAAGCGGTAAAAATTTTTTTAGCCTCTAGATCTTTAAATGTAAAAACTAAAAGCCAATACACTCCCAAGAATAGAATCGATTTTACTCAAGATCAGAAGGATTATATCTCTAATAATGCTTCTTTAATGTCTGCCGTAGAAATATCTAGAGAGCTTTTCCAAAACTACTCTTTAAATAACCTCTCAATAGAAGCTAGAAGTGTTCAAGAGTATTTAGACTCTTTGCCAAAGCAAGTTAACCCAGGAACCAGCACAGAAGAGGAGGAGAGTCAGGGAGATTATAAGCCACCTAAGAATTCAGAGCGAGCTTTAGTAAGAGTAAATAAGTATGTTCTCAATGGATTAGACAAAGACAAAATTACAGCCCGAAATAAAAAAGAATTAACATCTCTAATATCTTATTTACATACCTATAGATTTCTCCATCAGATAGGAACATACGGAAAGCAAGGGGATAGAGATTTATTTGAGAGCAGCTTCATCAGATATACCTATGATAAGTCAGATCTTACCCAAGAAGAGGTAGATCAGTATATTGTTCTAGCAACTGAGGTAGTAATCTCTTCTAATATTCAAGCAGCAATACAAACTCTGCAAGAGCAGATAGATATAGAAGTAAATTCTGGCAATAGAATTCCAATGCCTCTAATAGAAGCAGTAACTTCAGCCCGAACAGAATATAATCAATGTGTTACTCGCCAGCAGAAGCTCCTTAACGACCTAAAAGTCAAAAGAAGTGAAAGACTATCTAATCAAGTAAAAGATAATGCCTCTATTCTTAACCTAGTTCAAATGTGGAAAGACGAAGACACTAGAAAAGAAATGATAAAGATGGCAGACATGAGAAGAGAAGTCTTAAAGGGAGAAGTTGGCAGGCTCTCATCTATGGATGATGTCAAAGCTCGTATCTTTGGCCTAACAGAGGAGGAAGTTTTAGATGGTTAAATGTAAAATTTGCAACGTAGAGTTTGAAGCAGATAAATCTTTTCATGGGCATCTCAAATCTCATCAATTGAGAATGGTAGAGTACTACCAAACTCATGAGCCGAGATATGATTTGCTCACTGGAGAATTAATAAACTTTAAAAACAAAGACTATTACTTCTCTAATGATTTTAACAATAAAATCTCCATGAAAAAATGGCTAAAGCTACAAGACTTAGCTGTTCAAAAAGAATATTTAAAAAAACTCCTCTCTCAAAGGAAAGAAAAACACAACTTAACTTATGCGCCTACTGAAGTGGAGCTGCGCTCTATTACTAGCCCTCCCGTTCCTTATTATCACAGCCTTTTCTCTGATTATTATCGGTTGTGTAGCGAAATGGGTTTTAAAAACAAATACGAATATCCAAAAGAAGAGCTGAAATATAAAATTAAGGACGGCTTTAGTATTTATATTGATACCAGAGAGCAGATGCCTCTTGTTATTGACTATCCAACAGAAGTCAAAGGCTTAAAATTCGGAGACTACGCTATTAATGATCCAGAAAATAAATGTTATATTGAAAGAAAGTCTATCTCTGATTTCATCGGCACAATGAGCGGCGGATACGAGAGATTCTGTAGAGAGATTGAGCGCTCCATAGCAGCAGAAGCCAACCTAATTGTATTGGTAGAGCGCCCGCTTCAAGAGTGCTTGAGCTTTCAGTATCTCAACTACGTCTCTAAGAAAATTAAAGTCACACCAGAGTTTATTTTCTTTAATGTTAGAGAGCTAATTCAGAAATATAGCAATGTACAATTTCTATTTGTAGATGGTAGAGAAGAATGCGTCAGAATAATGAAGAAAGTATTTTTTAGCAATGGCGAATATAAAAAATACGACCTGCAATTAATGTACGACTTAAAACTACTGTAATATGTGGCACGAAACAACTAAATACAAAAAGAAGACTCAAAATTATAACGAAATTTTTAGTCAACTTAAGGGAGAGCTTGAAGATAGAGAAGCAAAGATTACTCTTTGTAAATTTTTGCGGCAAAATCTTTATTTAACTACATATTTGTTGACTGGAATTAAACTCTCTCCTTATCAAGAGATCACTTTAAAGGGAATGTTCAATAGAAACTTCTCTATGTGCGTTTGGGGTCGTGGTTGCGCCAAGTCATTCATTGCTAGTGTGTATTGTGTGCTACAATGCATCTTTGAACCAAACACAAAGATACTAATAGCTGGCCCTACTTTTCGTACAGCTAGAGCAATATTCAATAACATAGAAAAAATGTCCGAAACTAAAGGCGCGGAATTATTATTCCAAGCTTTTGGAGCTAAGAGCAAAAGAAACGATCTCTATGAATGGGATATCAATGGCGGATCTATCAGAGCTATTCCTCTAAGCGGCGAAAAGATTCGTGGTTTCCGTGCAAACATTCTTGTGCTAGATGAGTTCTTACTTTTGCCAGAAGAGATTATCAAAAATGTATTGATGCCATTCCTTGTTGCTCCTCAAGACATGAAAAGGCGTATTGATATTCGAGAAATGGAGGACTTGCTAATTAAAGAAGGCAAGATGAAGGAAGAAGATAGAATGGTCTTTGTAAATAACTCTAAAATGATAGCTCTTTCTTCTGCGAGCTATACTTTTGAGAATCTTTATAAGACTTACCAAGAGTGGGTCAACAAAATAACATCGCCAGAAAAAGAAGACTCTACTTATTTCGTTTCTCAGTTAGGATATGAGGCTTTACCAGCAGAGATGATAGATAAAACAATTATTGAAGAAGCTCAAAGTGGTGGAACTTCTCACTCTGCGTTTCTTAGAGAGTATTGTGCTCAATTTACCGATGGGTCAGATAGTTATTTTAGCGCAAAGAAGATGGAAGAGTGCACTCTTAAAGACGAATACCCTCATACCCTAGTTAGAGGCAGCGCTGGGAAAAGATACGTCATAGGAATTGATCCTAACATGAGCGATAGCCCAAATGCGGACTATTTTGCTATGGCTGTTTTAGAAATAGATGATGATACTGGAATAGGAATTCTTGTTCATACTTACTCTGGCTTAGGGAACCTAAATAATCACGTTAAATATTTAGCTTACTTAATGTCAAGCTTTAATGTAGTTCTAGTTATTTGTGATAATGCTGGAGCAGACATATTTTTAGACACTTGCAA